GAGGTATCTTTCTATGATCGTCTTTCTCAGCTTGTACCAGACTGGGTAACAATTAATGATGATTCCAATTTCCTTAAGTGGCTAGATGAATATGACAGCTTGACTGGTAAGCGACGCCAAGACCTCCTCTCTGAAGCTGAAAACTCTCGAGATGCTGATCGCGTATCGCGTTTCTTTAACGCATGGAAAGGCCAGCAACAGACCAACACCACGACATCCAAGAAAGCTCTTGAGTCCCAGGTTGTGCCTGACACAAATAAAGTGTCGACACCTCCAAAAGGGAAACGATTCTTTACCCGAGCAGAGATTGCTGATTTCTATCAGCGAGCCCGTAGAGGTGAAGTAAACGCAGCTGACATGGTAGCCGTGGAATCCGAAATCCACGCTGCAACGATTGAAGGTCGCATTCGCTGATCTTTGATACTAGCAGCACTCATAATATATGGAGTGTATTAAATGGCTATTCCAGTCAATGGGGCGTATCCCCAGTATTCTTTTAACGCTAACGCAGCTGGTTCTGCGTTTATTCCTGAAATTTGGTCTGGTAAACTCCAGGTCAAGTTTTATAAGTCAACCGTTCTAGCTGAAATCACCAATAACGATTGGGAAGGCGAGATCAAGAACCAAGGTGACACAGTTCACATTCGTTCGATCCCAACCATCACCATTCGTGATTATGAAAAAGGCTTGAACCTCACCAATGAAGTTCCTGTTAGCACCCCAATCGAACTCACCATTAGCAAGGGTAAGTATTTCTCCGTTGTTGTTGATGATGTAGATGAAGTACAGGCTGACGTTCGTTTAATGGACATCTTCACTGGCGACGCTTCTGAGCAAATGAAGATCGCTATTGACAGTGACGTTCTACAGAACGCATATCCTGATGCAGCTGCTGCCAACAAAGGTACTGCTGCTGGTGCAATCTCTGGTGACATCAACCTCGGTACCGCTGGTAACGCAGTTGCATTAACCAAAGACGGCGCTTCTTCCACCACTTCAATCCTTGACTTCATCCTCAACATGGGTCAGGTATTGGATGAGCAAAACGTTCCTGAAGATGGCCGTTGGTTAGTCATTTCTCCTTGGGCTGCTGCAATGCTCAAGAAGTCTGACTTACGTCAAGCCTACCTCACTGGCGATGACACTTCGCCTTTGCGTAACGGCAAGCTCGGCATGATCGATCGCTTCACCTTGTATGTTTCTAACAGCCTCAAGCAAGTGAACGACAATGCTGGCACAACTGGCACAACCGCTGATGACTTCAAAGGTTACTACTTCATTGCTGGTACTCGTGATGCGATTAGCTTCGCATCTCAGATCACCAACGTTGAAACCCTCCGTGCACAAAGCACGTTTGGTAACATCGTTCGTGGCTTGAACGTGTACGGCTATAAGGTTGTTAAACCAGAAGCATTGGTTACTGGCTACGTTAAGCGTGGTTAATCAACCGCAGTAAATAGGAGGGGGAGAGATCTCCCTCCTTTTCTTTTATGGCAAGACGATACTTAAAACAAAAAACTACTAATGAAATATTTGTTTGGACAGACCAGCTCGCTAAGCGTCCAGACATGGAGGAGTACATTAAACCACTCCAGAATATTCATGATGCGAGTTATGTACCACAAATTAAAAGGATTCAATCTGATGTGATCCGCTTTTACTTATCCGCTCGTGGGGTAGGTGACTGTGTGACAGGGCTATATGCAGCCTGTGGTCTAGCAGACGCGGGGCATGAGGTGGAATACTTTACTACCAGAACAGAGTGGCTAAAAGTCGCTCATCCTGGCGTTACAATTATTCAAGGCGAAGAAGGTTTCGATGCAAATGCGAACTACCGTACTCAACTAGACGATTGCCGAACTAACGGCATGTCAAGGGTTGATTGGTTTCTTTCTAATATTGGAGAAGCTTACGGCATCAAACCTCCTAAAGCATCGCGCCCAAAAGATATCTACGATTTCAAGTCACCTGAGGGTGGCGGCTACATCCTTATTGCTCCATTCTCAATCTCTGATTCAAGAACCTGGTTAGGAGTGCACTGGAGAAGATTGGCGATCTTGCTGCAAGACGCAGGCTACCGAGTGGTAGTTATTGGTGTCGATCGGCATCGCCAGAAGTTGTTTGAGATGTTCTACGGTTTGCAAATCCCTCAATATATCAACGTACCTGTTGAGCAGTTCTGCGGACTTATACAGCACGCAGACGTTGTGTTGTCAAACGACAGTGGCCCAGCGCACATGAGTGGGCTCTACGGTAAGCGGACAATCTCAATTGTTTCTCAGTTCCGTCCTGAGTACCTATTCGACGGTGCTCACAACCTAGATGCTCTAGTGCCCAAAGCGCCTTGCGTGGGTTGCCATGAGCAGTCTGCAGGTGGATGGGATCAAGGGTGCCATGATATGTGCAGCGCACTGCAGCTTGTCAGCCCAGAACAAGTATTTCAAAAGATCATCAACAAAGAGCCAGACATCAAAGAGATGGCAAAGGTTTTACTGAAGAGGAAGCCCCGTGAAAAAGAAGCCAGTGTGGGAGAAACCCAATCCAAAGAAGGAGAGCAAGCCTCTCACGCCAAAACAAAAGGCATCAGCCAAAGCAAAGGCAAAAGCAGCAGGGCGCCCCTATCCCAATCTCATTGACAACATGCGTGTTGCGAAAGGCAAATGATGGTAAAAGAGAAATGGATTCAGAAAGCCATAAAGAAGCCAGGCGCGTTAAAAAAACAGCTCGGAATTCCTGAAGATAAAAAGATTCCAGCTAAGGCTCTTGATAAAGCAGCAAAGGCTGGCGGCAAGTTGGGCCAACGTGCTAGGTTGGCTAAGACACTACGGAAGCTAGGCAAATGAAAGCAAGCAATATTAAACGCGAGGGCGGCAAGATTGTTTATCGCGGAGAAAAGTTCGAAGGTTTTAATAAGCCTAAGAATGATACTAGTGGTGCAAAGACCAAGAAGGTTGTTCTCGCCAAGAAAGGCGATGAAGTAAAGTTAGTTCGATTTGGTCACAAAGACTACGAAGACTTTAGGCAGCACAAAGACCCAGAGCGTAGAGCAAACTATTTAAAGCGATCGGCTGGGATTAAAGACAAGAGTGGCAAGCTCACCAAAGATGACCCATTTAGTGCAAACTACTGGGCGCGAAAGGTATTGTGGTAGATGGCAACATTTCAAAACGTAATCGATAGCGTGCGAGTAGACTTACAGGATGCAGATGCAGTTCGTTATTCTACTGCTCAGCTACTAGAGTACTGCAACGACGGCATTCAGGAAGGATACCGTATACGCCCAGACTTTCGTCTAGGCAACTATACAACAGCAGTTCCAACTTATGTAGCTGGCGATAACATTCCGTTCCCTGCACAATATCAAATGTTGCTTAAGCATTACGTCTGTTTCCGTGCTGAATTGCGTGACGACGAATATGCTCAAGACGGTCGTGCGGCTGGTCTCCTTGCTCGCTTTACGCAGGAGATGACTAAATGACAGCACACACAGCATTCCTAGATTATGTTCTTCCTCAAGTTCCTGGTGCCACACAAGAGATGGCACTGCTTGAGATCAAGAGTACAATTATTGATTTTTGTGAAAAGAGCTTGATCCTACAAACGGATCTAGATCCAATCACTACTCTCATTAACATTTCTGAATATGACCTTGAGCCTCCGAAAGACAGGCTAGTGGTCAAGATCATGAAGATGTGGTTCAAAGGTGTAAACCTAACTCCTCGCTCGCTCGATGAGATTTACACGCCTTCTGCCTTTAACACCAGCTCTGGTGCATTGGTGGAAAAATCTGATCCACGCTTCTACTATCAAAAAGACGCTCGCACATTTTCGGTGTATCCAATACCCAATGTGAAAGATGTGTCTTCCATAACCTTGCGTGTGGCTCTAAAGCCAACTCGGTCAGCAACTACAATCGACGATCTAATTTACGAAGAGTATGCCGAGACCATTGGACACGGTGCTATTACACGCTTGGCCCTATCTCCCAATAAACCCTACTCAAACGCTCAACTAGCTGCAGCGCGCAATGCTCTGTATACGGCTGGATTGAATGTAGCACGTCAACGTGCACAGGACGGTTATGTGCGGGCAAGTAAACAAGTCCATATAAGGCGGATCTGATGACTGAAAAGATCAAATTAGTTCAAGGCGATACACGCCCAGCGTTGATCTGCACACTCACTGACGAAACTACCAATGCCCCGATCTCAATCGTAGGCGCAACTGTAGTTCTAAAGTTCCGTGAAGTAGGCAGTGAGACTTTGAAAGCCACCATACCAGGCTCCATTACAAATGGTGCTTTAGGTCAGGTTGCGTTTTACTGGGCCTCTGTACCAACCTCTTTGGATGGAGATCCAGGAGATTACGAGGGTGAGATTGAAATAACATTCTCAGACGGGCAGATTCAAACCGTATACGATCCACTCAAGTTTAAGCTACGGCAGGATTTCTAAATGGCAACAACGGTCAATAGTGCGACCGCTTCTGTAGCAGTATCATCGATTAAACCCAGAGCCAGTGTTGCGGTCGTTGTCCCACAATTGGGTGTGACATATCAACTGCCTGTAGCTGCGATTGAATACATATTGATACAGGTTGCTGCAGAGTCTGATTCAAGCGGTCTTTATCAGTATAAGACTGATACAGTTGCTGTAATCGATAGCAAAATAATATCGGTTGTCAAACAGTTTGCTGATTTGCTTGTTGTTTCTGACGCATTTGTCAAGAGCACAAACAAGGGAATAGCAGATTCTATTTCGTTAAGTGAAGTAGTAGTAACGGTTCTTATATTTATCCGCAACTTTGCTGATTCAATTAACGTTCCTGATTCTGTAGCAATAGACTACCTTAAACAACTAGCCGATCAAGTTAGTTTATCTGATAGTGATACTTTGGATTTTTCCAAAGGAATATCAGATGGTGTAGCTATGAACGACGACGCAGACATCGACTTCGATCTGCAGAAGTACGTTACCAACATGGCGTTTATGTCTGATGCAACAACCTTTGATATTTCCAAGGCTCTTGCTGATACAGCAACCCCAGTTGACGCTCTGGCTTTTGAATTAACAAGGCCATTAGCAGATAGCTTTTTGCTGAACGATACAGCAGCTCTTATTAATGAGCTTCTTAAATCTGACAGTGTTTCAACTTCCGACTCGCTGGCAAAAGAATTTGCCAAGACAGTTACGGCTGACAGTATTAGCAGTACCGATACTGTATTTTTAGAACCCAGTAAAGCGGTGAGCGACACGGCAACACCCGAAGACGCTGGTTCTCTGCTTTCACAAGGCTACTGCGACATCACCTATTTCGCAGAGGACTACGTGGGTTCGTCCCGCTCATTCACTTAGGAGTTATTCAATGATCCAAGATCAATTAAAAGTTAAAGGCGATTTAATCGTCAAGCTGTTCGATAAGAACGGTCAAGTAAAAGAACAACGGTTTATCCCAAACTTGGTGGTAACCGTAGGTAAGCAATTCATTGCTAGCCGTATGGTTGGAACTGCCGCTAACGTCATGAGTCATATGGCTGTTGGTTCTAGCAGCACAGCACCAGCAAATGGCGATACAGCTTTAGGCGGTGAATTAGGTCGTGTAGCGTTAACATCTAGCACAGCTTCTGGTGCTATTGCAACCTACATTGCTACATTCCCAGCTGGTACTGGTACTGGTGCAGTTGTTGAGGCTGGTATATTTAATGCCTCATCTAGTGGCACCATGCTTTGCCGCACTACATTCTCGGTAGTTAACAAAGGTGCTGACGACGCTATGTCAATCACTTGGGCAATTACGGTTAGCTAATGACAACTATTGTAACTCGTGCTGGTAAGGGTTCACCACTAACTAATACAGAAGTGGATACGAACTTCACAAATTTGAACAGCGCTAAAGCAGAGGTCAGCAATAATCTTTCTGATCTCACTAGCTCTTCTACTGCCAGGACAAATTTGGGATTAGGTAGTGCAGCTACTGCGTCAACCTCAGACTTTGATCCAGCAGGAACTGCAGTTGCTTTGGCTATCGCCTTGGGATAATAAATGGCAAATACATTTACTTCATACGTCAACAAAGATGTTGGCACATCCGCGGCAACAGTCGTAACGGTAGGTGCCAGTACCCAGACCACCGTAATCGGCATGTCAGCAGCAAATACAACCGTTAGCCCAGTCACTGTTGATGCGTATATTACTCGCTCAGCTGTGGACTACTACCTAGTCAAGGGCGCAACTGTGCCAGTTGGCAGTTCTCTGGTCATTGTTGGCGGTGATCAAAAGGTTGTAATGGGTGCTAGCGATGCGCTGAAAGTTGTCAGCTCCGCAGCTACTTCAATTGACGTTATTACTTCTGTACTGAATATAACCTAATGGCATTCATAGGCAATACCCCAACTACCCAGTCGTTTGCTCCTACTACTGATTATTTCTCAGGCAATGGATCGACTACTGCATTTACACTAAGCCGTCATGTAGCCTCGGTGAATCAGGTAGAGGCTGTTATTGAGAACGTGGTTCAGAATCCTTCTGATGCCTACACAGTGAGCGGCAATACAATCACGTTTACCTCGGCTCCTCCTAGTGGCACGAACAACATATACGTGCGCTACACCAGCCCCATTACTCAGGTTATAAAACCAGGACAGGGAACTGTAGGAACGCAAGAACTAGTTGCTGGCGCTGTATCTCCAGCAGCGGTTTCAGATCAATCAAATACAAGTACTGGATCTTTTTCACTTCCTGTTGGTACTACTGCACAGAGACCTACTGGTACTGCTGGTATGATCCGCATGAATACTACTACTGGATACCCTGAGTGGTATGACACAACTTCAAGTTCTTGGGTTCAGTTTAATTCAGGAATACCTTATTCAGTAGATTTTTTAATAGTTGCTGGTGGGGGCGGTGGTGGTGCTTACAATGGCGGTGGTGGCGGCGCTGGCGGTTTTCGCACATCAGCAGGTACTTCTGGCGGTGGGGGCAGTGCCGAATCTCAAATTTCAGTAACTAGTGGAACAAGTTATACAGTAACAATTGGTGCGGGCGGTGCTGGTCAGGTAAGCTCAACTCAATCAGCCGCAGGATCAAATTCGTCTTTTTCTTCAATTACCTCCATTGGTGGCGGTAAAGGTGGCGGGTATACAGGTTCTTTTTATAGCGCTTCATCTGGTGGTTCTGGTGGCGGCGCTGCTTATGCAGCTTCATCCGCTGGAAGTGGAACAACTGGTCAAGGATATGCTGGCGGTAATGGTGACGGCAACAATGCTGCGGGTGGTGGTGGAGCTGGAGCGGTAGGTAGTAATGCAACAGCCTCATCTGGCGGTAACGGAGGTAATGGTGTAGCTTCTTCTATTTCTGGCTCAAGTGTTACATACGCTGGCGGAGGTGGTGGTGGCGCTTATCCTGCTGGCGGGGCTTCATCCGCTGGTACTGGTGGTAGTGGTGGCGGTGGCAATGGTGGTTATAGCGCTGCTGGAAGTGCTGGTACTGCTAATAGAGGTGGAGGTGGTGGTGGCGCACAAGATACTGCTAATCCACCAAATAATCCAGGAGGATCTGGTGGTTCAGGCATAGTAATCATTCGTTACTTAGGTGCTCAACGTGGCACAGGCGGAACTGTTACTTCATCAGGCGGATACACTATTCACACCTTTACATCATCTGGTACATATACGGCTTAAGGATAAAACATGGGACATTTTGCAAAAGTAGTTGACGGTAAAGTTACCCAAGTGATTGTGGCTGAACCTGAGTTTTTTACGACATTCGTTGATTCGAGCCCTGGTGAGTGGATTCAAACATCCTATAACACTTATGGCAATCAACATACTCAAGGCGGTACACCATTGCGTGGCAACTATGCTGGTATTGGCTACACATACGACTCTCAGAAAGACGCATTTTATGCTCCTAAACCATATCAAAGTTGGATTTTAAATGAGTCAACATTTTTATGGGAAGCTCCTGTACAGATGCCTGATGACGGCAAACCATATCAGTGGGACGAATCAACGATTAGTTGGAAAGAAATCGAATAATGCCAATCAGCAAGATAACTCCAGCTTCAATCTCAGGTCTGAACTACGGCTTCAAGAACCGCATCATCAATGGTGCGATGGTGATTGACCAGCGTAATGCTGGTGCTAGTGTTACTCCTACTACTGGGGTTCATACACTTGATAGATGGTTAGCGGCAGCATATTCAGCTTCATCAAAATTTAGCGTTCAGCAAAATGCTGGTTCTGTAACACCACCAGCAGGCTTTACAAACTATCTTGGTGTAACTTCTTTATCAGCGTATTCAGTTAGTTCTTCTGATTTTTTATCCATAATTCAAAGTATTGAAGGCTTTAACATTGCTGACCTGGGGTGGGGTACTGCTAACGCTAAAACAGTAACTTTATCGTTTTGGGTTCGTAGTTCTTTAACTGGAACTTTTGGAGGATCTTTAGCAAATCAAGACGGCTCAAGAAGTTATCCTTTTAGCTACACAATTACAACAGCTAATACTTGGGAATACGCAACTATCACTATTGCTGGTGATACTACTGGAACATGGTTAACCACCAACGGTTTAGGTCTAGCATTAAGGATTGGATTAGGTGTTGGTTCAACATATAGCGGAACTGCTGGTGCTTGGGCTGCTGGTGCAAACTATTTTTCAGCCACAGGAGCAACATCCGTAGTTGGCACAAACGGAGCAACTTTCTACATCACAGGAGTTCAGCTAGAGGTAGGCTCTACAGCTACTAGCTTTGATTACAGACCTTATGGAACTGAATTAGCTTTGTGTCAGAGGTATTATGTGCAATTTTTAGGTAGTAATGCTTATGAAACTTTGGCTAGTGGAATGTCATCAACAAACCAAAATGGGTATGTTACTGTTGCGTTGCCAGTAACCATGAGGGCAAACCCAACATTAACATATTCAACTGTATCTTCAACATTAAGATGGACAGAATTGGCAAATTCTTTTAATGGGACTGCAATAGCCATAGACCAAGCTTCAACCAAAACTCCATTTATTTATATAACAGTTGCTTCAGGTATGACAAGTTACAGGGCAGGTTTTATTACTGCCAATGGCACTACATCGGCTTATGTTGGTTTTTCTGCGGAGTTATAAATGTACAAATTAATTAAAAGCCCTACAACTGGCGAAATTAATGCAGTTACTATTGTTGGTCAAAATATTTGTATTCCATTTGACCCAGCCAACACAGACTACCAAGCATACCTAAAGTGGGTAGCTGAAGGCAATACCCCAGAGCAAGCGGAGACCGAATAATGCCATTAACTAAAGTCCAAACTGCAATGATTGGTGGGGGCAGCTCTACTGCATTTGCTCCAGGTGTACCCGTATACGAGAACACCCAGACTATATCAAGCAACTACACAATTACATCAGGTTCAAGTGCTATGTCTTCTGGGCCAATCACAATCGCATCAGGCGTCAGCGTAACAATTCCTTCAGGTTCTAGGTGGGTGATTCTATGACTTCTTTAACTCTTCTTGGCGATACCAGCGGTTCAGTAGTTCTGGACGCCCCTGCAGTAGCTGGTAGTACTGTTTTAACTTTGCCAACCACAAGTGGTACTTTGGCTTTAGCTTCTACTATTCCAGCTTTTGCCGCCTATCCAAGTTCAGCAGTTAATCTTTCAAGTTCAACTTGGACAAAGATAGCATTTAACGCAGAACTGTTTGATACAAATAGTAACTTTAATACTTCTACATATAGATTTACACCAACTGTTGCTGGATATTACCAAATAAATTTCTTTGTTGGAACTTCCGCAAGCAACAACAATTCGTATTGGAATTTTAGTGCCATATATAAAAATGGTTCTTTGTTTACAGGACAGTTTGCCGTGTTTCCAGCTGGTAATGTGCAAGGTTATGGTAGCCAACTTTCACAACTTATATCTATGAATGGCTCTACTGATTATCTTGAATTTTATGTCAATGTGTATGTTGGCAGTGGAACACCAAGTTATAGTGGTGGTGTTGATTCTACACAAGTAAGTGGATTTTTAGCGAGGACTGCATAATGTTATTTGAAAAAATTATGGCTTTATATCCAAGCCTTACACCGCAAGATTTTTATCCAAAAACAGGCACTATTGTTTTACAAAACGATTCAGACGGAAAAGGCGATTACATTGCTAAGTGGGAACACCCAACGCTACCAAGACCAACGGATGAGCAACTAGCATGACAACAACAATCAATGCCTCAACCTCGTCTGGTCTGGTAGTTACTCCAGATAACAGCGGTAACGTACTGCTTCAATACAACGGGGTGGCTGCACCTGCTTTTTGTGCTAATGCGGCTACAACACAATCACTATCAAACACTACATATACAAAAGTTACGCTTGGTACAGAAGTATTTGACACTAACAACAATTTTGCTTCTAGTACGTTTACCCCTACAGTAGCTGGGTACTACATTATTACTGGAAGCGTAACAATTCAAAGTGCGGCGGCAGCCGTTTATACCTTAATTTATAAAAATGGTTCATCTGTTGCAGCAGGTACGGCACTTCCAGCTACAGGAATATTTAGTGGTATCGCAACAGTTTCTGCTGTTATCTATTGCAACGGTTCAACTGATTACATTGATTTATATGTTTATCAAGGCAGTGGCGGGTCTGTAACAATTGGATCTGGTATTGCAACACAAATGACTGGCTGTCTTTTGAGGGGCGCATAATGGCTTTACTTCTAAGTGGCGATACTGGAGTCCCAGCAAGTGGCATGCCTACTGGCTCTGTGATTCAGACTGTGCAAACCGTAAAAACAGATACATTTACAACCACAAGCTCAAGCTATGTTGATGTTACTGGGCTTTCAGTAAGCATAACTCCAACAAGTGCAACAAGCAAAATACTTGTTTTATTTCAAGTCAATGGTTCTCAAGAAGTGGGTGCTGGTCGTGCTTCTCTTAAATTGTTAAGAGGTTCAACAGTTATTGATGCTGGTGATGTCGCTGGAAGTAGAACACCAGCACTTAGTGGCTTTTCTTCTTCTGACCAGTCAATTCCATCTGCTCCAGTTTCTGGTAATTTTTTAGATAGCCCAGCTACAACATCAAGTACAACGTATAAAATACAAGTCGCAATGACTGCTGGTTCAGGAACTGCTTATATAAACCGAACACAGCAAGATGCTGATAGTGCCAATCAAATAAGAATGGCATCAACCATTACAGTTATGGAGATTGCGGCATGAACCATAAAGCAATTTATAAACTATATCCGCAAGTCGTTACTGTTGATGATACGGCTGGTGCGTTTGATGCACAAGGCAACAAGGTTGAGCTTAACATAGCAGCAGTAAATGCTTGGGTTGATCCAGACACATATAAGTATCAGAGAGCAGCCGAGTATCCCTCATATGCCGACCAGTTTGACACCATCTTCCACGAAGGTTTAGATGCTTGGAAAGCACAGATTCAATTAGTAAAAAATAAATACCCGAAAGAATAAATGGCATATTTAGGTAACCCCATACTGACGACATCGTTTACTACTGATACTTTCAGCGGTAATGGATCTACAACAGGGTTTACGCTCAGCATTGCACCAGCATCGACTACCTCGATCCTCGTGCTTGTTAGCGGTGTAACTCAAGATCCTTCGACATATACCGTATCAGGGATAACCCTTACTTTTTCTGCAGCCCCTCCTACTGGTACAAGCAACATCTCAGTTCGTCACCTTGGCGTTGTGCCAATAGTGAACCCTCTGAATTATCGGTTTCCGTTTACCACATCCGCAGGCACGTACACGTCTATCGCACTGCCTAACAATCAGTATCTGCCGTTTTATAATGCAGCAGGTGCATCGTCTAATATTTCAATGGTGTCTACATAACAATGCCGAAAATAGTCAAATCAATCTACACAGGTGCCTCAGTAACATCTCTTGGCGAACTTACCCCTACCGATACCATTGATGGCGTATTAGCGCCTACAGTGACAACCCTCACTGATGCGTCAACCATAGCGGTGGATATGTCCACAAGCTGTAATTTTTCCGTTACGCTGGGCGGTAGCAGAACCCTTGGTAACCCAACCAATGCAGTGGCAGGTCAGTCTGGTTCTATATTCGTTGTACAAGACGGTACTGGTAGCCGCACGCTAGCATACAGCTCGAACTGGAAGTTCCCTGGCGGTACCGCTCCAACTCTTTCTACTGCGGCCAATGCCGTTGATCGGATTGATTACATTGTGCGCTCTTCAAGCCTGATACAGGCTGTCTTCACAGGAAACTATAGCTAATGGGGATCGTCAACAACGCCCTGTCTGGAGCCTCAGGACAGTCGTCAGGTTATAACCTAACCAACTCCCTACGCTTTCGGTCTAGTGCTTCTGCTTATTTAAATAGAACAGGCTCAACTGCCACTAACGCTAAACTTGCTACTTATTCCTTTTGGTTTAAAAGGGGTATTTTAACTACGGGTCAATGGCTTTTTACTGGTGGAACAACAACTACTTTAATTGGTTTTAATGGTAGTTCTGATGCATTATCGGTGTTAGGTTCTGATATATCAGGAGAAGGTAATATTACAACTGCGGTATTTCGTGACCCATCCGCTTGGTATCATGTAGTTATTGCTATTGATACTAGCCAAGCAACTACAGCAGACAGAGCAAAGATTTATGTAAATGGTGTTCAACAAGCGGTAAATGTAGCTAATGGTGGTATTACTTTAAATTCAAATTGGGGTTTTAATACTGCTGGTTCTTTAACTATTGGCAGATACAGTCCATCTCCATCAAGTTATGTAGATGGCTACCTAACAGAAGTAAACTTCATCGATGGTCAAGCCCTAACCCCATCCTCATTTGGTCAAACATCCGCAACCACAGGTGTATGGATTCCTAAGAAATACTCAGGAACATACGGCACTAATGGATTTTATTTACCATTTACCGATAACTCTGCTCTGACTACATCATCGAATGCTGGACTAGGAAAAGACTTCTCAGGCAATAGTAATTACTGGACTACAAACAATATCAGTATTACATCAGGCTCTACTTATGACAGCATGACAGATGTGCC